TTTATAATAATAAAAAATCATCGTTAATAACTTCTGGAGCGAAAATGAGTTCAATTCGTATTGTACGCGGCGAGTATCGTAACAAGACTATCGCCAATCAAGTGTTTGCCCTTGTCGCTGGGTTCCAAACTGGCGCAAAAGGCAATTTCGTAACCGTTAAGAACGACGGCACTTTTCCTAATTGCCCCGACACGATCCGGGTTCGTGTTGACAATATCAACGATATAGAATATACTAGCACTATGCCCCAAGATAATGTAGTTCGCCTCGAGCAGCCAGCTCGCCAGGCAGAGTCCGATGAACAGGCCATGGATCGTATCCGTGAGCGTTTTGACATTCTTACTGAGATGACTAAGGCCACTGTCAGTGGCGACATTCGTGCTATGATCGTCTCGGGCCCCCCAGGGGTTGGCAAATCGTTTGGCGTTGAAACAGAAATTGACAAGGCCTGCTTGTTTGACAAGATTGCAGGCAAGCGCCTCCGCGCCGAAGTTGTTAAAGGCTCGGCTACGCCCATTGGCCTGTACCAAACCCTGTATAAATACTCCGATGCCAATTGTGTGGTAGTGTTTGACGACTGCGACTCAATCCTGCTGGACGATGTTGCACTGAACCTGTTAAAAGGTGCTCTTGACTCAGGCAAGAAACGTACCATTTCGTGGTTGAGTGAAAGCAGTGCCCTGCGCCGCGAAGGCATCCCCGACCGTTTTGAGTTTAAAGGCTCGGTGATCTTTATCACCAACCTTAAATTTGATCAGATGAAGTCGCAGAAATTGCGTGACCACCTGGACGCTCTGCAAAGTCGTTGTCACTATTTGGACCTGACCCTAGACACTATGCGCGACAAGCTCTTGCGTATCCGTCAGATTGCCAAAGACGGTGTACTGTTTCAAGACTACGAGTTTGAAGAAGCCGTGCAAGATGATATTATTGGCTTTATGGACGAGAATAAGAATCGTCTGCGTGAAGTTAGCCTGCGTATGGCACTGAAGATTGCTGACCTGCGCAAAATGTCGGTTGTAAACTGGCGCCGTCTTGCAGAAACTACCTGTATGAAAGCCGCAGGATAATTAGTATAATAATGATTGTTGACATACTCTTTATGCTTTTATTTTGGAGATGGTCGCAGAGCGCATTCAGGAACAAGATAAATTTTTTAGGTTGGACATTTTTGATTATCAGCGCAGGCATTGCGGCACAAGTGGCAATTAATTTGGGACTTTAGACAGCGTTTCGCTCCTGAGCCGCGCAAGCGGTTCTTTTAAACAGGCTCTTCGGGGCCTGTTTTTTTGACTTGTTTAAATAATCAGTGTATACTATATCTATGCTGTCTATTACTTTGGGAAAACAAAATAGCGTCGAACTAAAATGAAACAAGCAACAATCGTAATTCGCGACGAAGTCAACATCAAGATTGAAGGTCTTGACCTTGACGCTCGCCGCACACTTGTCAATAAATTCAAATACGACGTTCCATACGCAAGATACCTGCCGGCAGTTAGACTAGGGCGATGGGACGGGAAAGTAGCGTTTGTCCAACTGAGTGGTAGCACCTATACAAACCTATTACCCGAGATTGTCCCCATTTTGGAGCAGATGAACTATGACATTGATCTCGATGATCAGCGCGATTACACAATATCATTTGATTTTGTTCCAATAACAGAAAATAGCTTTGCCGATCAAACCTGGCCCCGGGGTCATCCGGCTGCAGGTCAGCCGATCGTCTTGCGTGACTATCAAGTAGAGCTGGTTAATAACTTTTTATCTAATCCACAATGTATCCAAGAAGTGGCCACCGGCGCCGGCAAAACTATCATGACAGCCGCATTGAGTTCAACTGTTGAACCCTATGGTCGAACTATTGTTATTGTACCAAACAAAAGTCTAGTAGAGCAAACAGAAGCAGACTATGTTAATCTAGGCCTAGATGTTGGTGTATTTTACGGGGATCGTAAAGAGCTTGGACGAAAACATACAATTTGTACCTGGCAAAGTTTAAATGTTCTGCTTAAGAATACAAAGAACGGTGTGGCCAACTTTACCATTACCGAGTTTATTGAGGATGTGGTCTGCGTTATTGTTGACGAAGTACACATGGCCAAAGCTGACGCACTTAAAACACTACTCACTGGTGTAATGTCTCGAATACCATTGCGCTGGGGTTTAACAGGAACAATTCCCAAAGAAAAATTTGAAAGTCAGGCACTATTGGTCAGTCTAGGTCCTACCATGGGCAAGCTCAGTGCCAACGAATTGCAACAGCAGGGCGTGTTGGCCAATTGCCATGTGAATATTGTTCAATTGCAGGATCATGTAGAGTACAGCAATTACCAAAGTGAGTTAAAATACCTGCTAGAGGAGTCGGGCAGACTAGACACCATTGCCACACTTGTTGAAAAAGTCAACGAAACAGGCAATACATTGGTTCTGGTAGATAGAGTAGCAGCCGGAAAATCTTTGGTTGATCGATTAAGTGACCGTGCTGTGTTTGTGTCGGGCGCAACTAAAACCAAAGACAGAAAGGAAGAATACGATGAAGTGGCAGAATCTAGTGACAAGATTATTGTGGCGACTTATGGTGTGGCCGCTGTGGGTATTAATATTCCAAGGATTTTTAATTTGGTTCTTGTGGAACCCGGAAAGAGCTTTGTTAGGGTTATCCAAAGCATTGGACGAGGTATCCGCAAGGCTGAAGACAAAGACTTCGTCCAAATCTGGGATGTAACCAGTACCTGCAAATTTGCGCGACGACATCTAACCAAACGCAAGGCCTACTATCGTGAGGCCAACTATCCCTTTACACAAGAAAAACTAGAATGGATGACGGTAAAATAAAAATAAATTTTACAAAGACCTGTTGACTTTTCTGTTAAAGTTTAGTATTATAGCACTATGCGGATATTAACATTAGACAACAATAGCTTTGAACTGGATCACTTGCCCGAAGAAGTTGATGATATGCGTTTTGCTATCCTTGACAACTCTACGCCCGCTGATCCGGACTATCATTACATACCATTGATCTTTTTAGAAAGTTTTACAGCACCAGCACTGGTATTACAAATAGGTTTAAACAGAATTAAAATGCCCATGGACTGGCAAGTGCTGATTGGAGAACCCGATCTAGGCGACCTTGAAATGTTGCCCTTGACGTCAATAAATGATCGCGGATTTAAGGTATTTGAATTTAATCCGCTATCAAGTTTTAGGCCCAGCTTCCCTGCAATTGAAATTGTTGATGTGTATCAAGAAGTTACTTGGTATGCACCCAAGTTAAAAAATGGTCAGATGTTGTGTGTACCTATTACCGAAGGCGATCGACCACAATGTGTTTATTTTGTCAAAGACATCAGTCGCAATTGTGAAATTGTCGACTACAACAAAGCATGGTAATGTTAAATGCGGATCGAAGAAGATATCAAACTAGATTTTAAGGATGTGCTAATTCGTCCCAAGCGTAGCACACTAGCCAGTCGTCGAGAAGTAGATCTTAATCGTACCTATAAGTTCAAACACAGTGGGTTTTCTTGGACTGGTGTGCCCATCATGGCCGCCAACATGGACGGTGTTGGGTCAATCGATATGGCTCGAGCATTATATAAGCATCAGATGTTCACATGCCTGATCAAAAGCTATACAGAAGATGATCTCTATGATTTAGCCAGTAAATTTGGTGGCAACTATTTTGCTGTCAGCACTGGCACCAGCGAAGGAGACTTTCGACGGCTGAATAGAATTATTAACTCTTTCCCCGAAGTCAAGTTTATCTGTGTGGATGTGGCCAATGGTTACAGCGAACACTTTGGAGATTATGTAGCACATGTTCGCGAAGCATTTCCGCATTGCACTATCATTGCCGGTAATGTGGTCACAGCAGACATGACCCAAGAACTTATTTTACGAGGAGCAGACATTGTCAAAGTCGGAATCGGACCGGGAAGTGTATGTACGACTAGGATACAAACTGGGGTCGGCTATCCGCAACTTAGTGCGATCATTGAGTGCGCTGATGCGGCTCATGGCCTCGGTGCCCATATCATTGCTGATGGTGGTTGCACTTGCCCAGGCGATGTGGCTAAGGCATTTGGGGCTGGTGCCGACTTTGTAATGTTAGGCGGCATGTTGTCGGGCCACGACGAGGGTGGTGGCGAAGTCGAGGATGGTCGGGTTACTTTCTACGGTATGAGTAGCGATACTGCCATGAAGAAACACAATGGTGGTGTTGCTGAATATAGATCCAGCGAAGGGCGTACTGTTACAGTACCGTATAAGGGCGCTGTAAAAAGTACAATTTTAGACTTATTGGGCGGTATTAGAAGTACATGTTCTTATGTGGGCGCCGAAACACTAAAACAACTGCCCAAGTGTACTACCTTTATTCGTGTTAATCGTCAGATCAATGATGTGTTTGTAAAATAATTAAGGAGATATATGGGACTTCTCAAGCCAGGCGTTAGGTACATTTACGAACGATCCGACGGCATTGTCTATGCTAGAGAATTTGGCGCAGATCCCAGCACACGTCAAGTGGTAGGATATGAAGATGCTAAGTCATGGGATCCAATAACAGGACACCGTATCAACACAATCATGGGCATGGATCAGCGCCGTGTGGCCGAACTGGTTGGCATGGCCCAAGCCGCCGAAACCAATCTTACTTTACATGACGCCTTAGAACGTGCTACAATGATCTATCGATTAAGTAAAACAAATGAGTGATCGACTAAACATTGCCAATGAAATGCGACAGTTTGATCGCAAAATCAGAGCATTCTACGACGAGCTCACCGCAGAAGAAAAGAAAAAGTTTTCAAATTATCTCATGATACGTTGGGGCTCGGCGGTGGAAGGTTCAAGAGAACTGCAAGAGTTCTATGTGATTGCCACCAACGAACGACTTAACAAACACTTCTTTGACATAAGCCGCCACCCCAAATTGCAATGGCTTTGTGCTACAGCAGTTAGTCCTGATATGGGCACGCCTAGACATCCTTGGATTGCTCCTAAGAAAAAACAAGCAGGAGATAGTGCAAAGCGTAAAGCACTGACAGCAATGTACCCACATTACAAGGATGACGAAATTGATGTAATGATGGCAATCACAACACAAAAAGAAATTGACGAATATAATCGACAGACAGGACAAGAAAAATGATCCAACAGTTGGTGGTCAATGGATGCAGTTACAGCCAAACCTACGCCAAAGGCCTGGGCCACCAAGATCTTGCTGATCGTTTGAGCATACCCAGGTCATTGAGTTTGGCTCTGGGTGGCAGTGCCAACAGTCGTATACTAAGAACATCTGTTAAACACAGTTACACAACCAAATTTCCCACACTGTATGTGCTGGGTATGACCTTTGTATCTCGACTTGAATTACCAATCTGTAACCCTGAAAATGAGTTTGAGGGTCGATGGAGCAACCCGCAAAACCAAGAGTTCGCCAATAGATGGCAACACAATTGGGGAGCAGATGAAACCAAACAATTTGTAGAATTAAAACTTCGTAGCGAAGTGTATTCTATTTTTGATCGAGTTGAAGATCTAATGTATCGCATGCTGAGTGTTATTGCCGACTTCAAGAGTCGGGGGCATCGTGTGTTAATTTTTCAGCAGGCAGATAATCTATATCAAGATTACCTAAATGATGATAGACTACAATTACTCAAGCAACCCGAGATTATTGATGGATTTCGTTGGCGTGCAATTGCCTGGCAGAACGAGCAAGGTGTTAGGCCCTATGCTTATCCCCCGGGGTCTCCTTATGTGCCACCAGACATGAATCATCCCGACATAGGACAGCATGGGTTGATTAACGAATATTTGACAAATTACATTCAACAGCATAAAATATTAGAATGAGTTTTGTTTGTGAATTTTGTAAGAAAGAGTTTGCTAAAGAATCTAGTATTGCGGTTCACATGTGTGAACCCAAACGTCGTCGTA